GATTCTGCATTGGCATCAGCCATCACGGAGATTCGCATAATGAATACTATGAAGAAACTATGAAACACATCACATTGCTTTTTGTCGCTTGTTTTTTTGTGGGGATTATTGCCACACCAATTAAAAAGACCAAGTCAGTACCTGTTGACGAAGTGGAACTGATGCTCCAAAAGATATCTGAGAATTTAGAGATGGCATCGGTTGCAACTGCACAAGCAAAAGCAATGGGTGAGAAGATGGTCGCTGAGAAAGTTGAAGAGAAAGCACAGTTAAAAGAAGCCGTTGCCATTGCCGAGAACAAGGTTGATGTGATGACCAAGAAAGTTGAAGTGTTTTCAGCCAAGATGATTGGTGCTGGACTTGATACAAGCGAAGTGCCATTGAAACTATCAGGCAAGGCATACGATGCGTGGTTGAACTATGTTGAAGAAGGTGGTAAAGAGGACTTTGAGTATTTCCGTTTATACATATTTAACTAATGGCAAAGGCAACCAACACATCCACATTTAGAGCGAAGCCAAAGAATAAGCTCCGCAGACATACCAAGCACAAAAACAAACATAAGTCAACCAAACCATATAATAAACAAGGAAGATGACAAGAGAACAAATTGAAGCTGCGATGATCAAGAAGGGATTCGCTTATTTCTCAACTGGAGAATTGAATCTGAACATCATCGGTGTTCGCCAAAGTTCAACCGGCAACAAGGTGACAAACCTATTTGATGACTTTCTAACTTTGAGCTACAAACACAACGGTGCTTGGGTATTCAAAAAGTGGGCAGCCACAACTGATCCAGGAACAAAAGGCGTGAAAGAATTTCACAACGCTGCTGGTGTTGCTCGTTTGGTTGCTGGTCAATATCGTGGTTCACACGCTATCGGTTTGCATCAAGGCAAATATGAAGCGTTGAAACAAGCGAAGAATGTCAAAGTTTATCGTGATGCCAACAAGGATATGACCTATGATGAAAGCAAAATTCAAGAAGGTGTGTTTGGAATCAACATCCACAAAGCCGGTGCAGATTCTACCTATGTTGAGAACTGGAGTGAGGGTTGTCAGGTGTTCAAGAAGTCAGCTGACTTTGACGAGTTTATGGTCATCGTTAAAAAAGCCGCAGCATTGCACGGGAATTCATTCACTTACACATTATTAAACTCAAACGAAATATGAAGTTTTTAGATTTCTTCAAAGGTGACAAAGGACAAGCATCATCCAAAAGATTCGTTGGCATCATCGGTGCTTTTGTTTTGTTTGGCACTATGGCTCACAATTCTCTTAGTCCTGCTGACATTGTACCTTCTCCCGATTTGGTTAGTGCAGTAGAATTCATCGTGATTGCTTGTCTTGGATTCACATCTATTGACAAGTTCTCTAACAAAAAGGAATGATTGCTATTTAGTAGAGATGATCTTCCAAAGAATTAATTTTCACGACAATGTTCTTCCCGTATTCAAAGAGAATAAGGCGAAGGGATATGTCACTTTCGGAGCGGACAATCTCTATCCCGAATTTCTTATAGAACTATTTAACAAATCCCCAAAACACAATGCAATCGTTTCTTCAAAAGCTTCGTATATATCTGGAGTTGGCACTAAAGTATTTGGACAAAACACCGTTGACATCGCAAAAGCCGAAGCCAAGATCAAAGCCATCAACGCCTACGAAACCCTTGACCAAGTCAAAGGTAAAATAGCGTACGACCTTGAGTTGTTCAATGGCTATTGCCTTGAGGTAATTTGGAACAAAGCCAAGACGGCAATTGCTGAGATTTACCACATCCCTTTCAAGAATATCCGCAAAGGACTTGAAGGTGAGTATGTGTATTGCGAGGATTGGACTGACCGCAAAGCGGAGCAAGTTCACTATCAGCCATTCAACGCAACAACAAGAGAATCAAAGTCACTTTATTACTGCCAATTCTACCGACCGGGACAAGGCGAATATCCTTTGCCTGATTATGTTGGTGCATTAAAATATATTGAGGTTGACACCGAGATTTCAAACTACTATTTGAACTCAATCAAAAACGGATTCACCGCACAAACTCACATCCAGTTGTTCAAGGGAATTCCAACACCTGAAGAAGCTCGTGCAACTGCAAGACGATTCAAGGAAAACTATCAAGGCACGGACAATGCCGGTGGACTTATCATCCAATACAACGATCCACAAGAGAAAGAGTCGGTGATCAGCAACTTGCAACCGTCTGACTTTGACAAGCAATTTGACCTACTAAATAAGACCGTACAACAAGAGATATTCGTGGCACACAAGGTAAACTCACCGATGTTGTTTGGGGTGCGTGTAGAAGGTCAATTGGGTGGTCGTAGCGAGATGATTGAAGCGTATGAGATGTTTCAACAATCGTACATTGAACCCCGTCAACAAAAGATTGATGATACTTTGACTTACTTGTTTGAGTTCATCTCTCCAGTTCGTTTGGAAACAATTAACAAACCACCGATTGGAGTTGATTATGTTGCCTTGTTTACTGCTGGACTATTGACTCAGAACGAAGCTCGTAAAGAATTAGGATTTGAAGAGATTGAACCAACCGTTGCACCCGTTGCCTTGTCATCACAAAATCCTTTTGGATGGGATGATGAGCGTGACTTGGCGGTGTTTATGAAGTATGGCGAACCTGCTGAGAACTTTGAACCGATGAAGTTTGACTTCGCATCTGCGATTGAATCAGCCATCTTGAATGTGTTGAAGGAAAACAAAGGTTTGCAGATAGGTGACATCGTAAACATCACCAAACTTGATCCACAAGTGGTGGTTGATACCATTGCGAAATTGAATGATGCCAAGTTAATCAAAGGATATAACGAAGGATTGGAAGTAACCCCAAAAGGATTGGATGAAATCAGTCAACTACAAACCGAAATCGTTGTCCGTTACAAGTACGCACTTGCACCAGGAATGTCGGGTGGAATACTGATAGCCGGATCGCGTGATTTCTGCAAACAAATAGTTGGTAGCAATCGCGTTTATTCTCGTGCAGATATTGATGCGATGTCATTACAAACGGAGATTGATGTTTGGTCAAGACGAGGTGGATGGTATCACGACCCCGTGAGAGATGTGAATGTCCCACAATGCAGACACATTTGGCAACAACAATTATTAAGGAGAATTAAGAAATGACAAACTTTGTATATTTCATAAGCACCACTTATCTCAAGGACAACAGTCCGTTGAATGAGAATGTGGATGATAAGTTGCTGAAGTCAGCAATCAAAGAAGCTCAAGAGATCTATATCCGAGATGTCATCGGTTCAGGTATTTATAATGAGTTGCAGACACAAGCATTTGCAGGAACTCTGACCAACTTAAACACCACCCTTTTAGATTCATACATTGCACCTTGTTTGAAGTATTATACTCTGACCGAGGCAATGCTACCAATGACATTTAAGTTGATGAACAAATCGGTTGCATCTCGTGAATCTGACAATGCTCGTGCAGTATCGGTTGAGGAAATGACATTGATTGAAGGCAGATATCGTGACAAAGCGGAATATTATGCCAATAGGTTGCGTGATTACTTGCGTACCAACACCAACGACTATCCGTTATTCTTGAATCCAGGCAATACCTTTGACACCATCAGACCAAAGAACACCGCATTCAGCGGAGGAATTTATCTACCGACAAACTATGACGATTGTTTCTGGAACTATGACTTCCCCCACGAGGACAAATAAGTGGCAGAAGAACAACGAAGCCAAACTTCTCAAATTCCTAAAGAATGACCCTAAACCAAATCATCACAAAAATCCAAGAAGCAGCCGAAAGCCATAAGATGGTCGGTCACTTTGGTGTAGGTCAGCAGTCCAATCTCACGGTTGAGAATGTTGAGTACTATCCGCTTGTTTGGTTGTATCCTGATGGCTTTAATTTGCAATCAGCAGGTAAGTTGATGACATACAACTTTGCTTTGATTGTGATGGATCGTGTTTTTGAATCTGAATCCAACACGATTGAAGTGCTTTCGGATACGGCTCAGATTATGGCTGACATATTTGCTTTGATTGACAACAACAATCAATCAGATGGTGACTTTGAATTAAGCATCAACGGGAATGCCACTCCTTTCTACGATGCGAAAACTGATATACTTGCTGGATATGCAATCAACTTCCAAATCCTCACTCCTTATTTGGCTAATAGTTGCGTTGTTCCTGTGTAGTGTAGTGTGGTCAATGTTCAACTTTGAAGAAGAACACCGACCCATCCCACCGCAGATCAATGTCGAGATGCACGAAAGAATTGTAGAGCATACCAAGATAAAAAGAATAAAGCTCATTGAAGAAATCAACCACTATGACACGATATTTCTTGATACTTTTGATGCTACATCTTCAGGGCTTGAAGGGGCAATCAATCTCCATAGATTCTGCGACTCTACGCTCGGCAAATAGTTACTTGGTTAAAGGTGCAATCGCACGGCAGAAAGTAGGGCAATTGATGAAGATTGTCCAAGCGGATTCCATCATCATTGACCAGCAAGATTCAATCATCATCAAGCAGAAGTTGAACATCGGATATCTGAAGGATGACAACAATGCACTTGTCAAGCGAAATAAAGCCATCTCACGAACTTTAATCAGTTACAAGATGCTGAGTGTAGTCCTAACCATTTTAAGCGTTGCAATATGGCTGAAATAGATTTATCCAAATTGCCTGATGCACTTGATACTTATTTAGGTGATGCATCGCAAGGTTCACTCCTTCAGCAGATCATCGTTGAATGGTGGAATAAGAAAGTAATCCCACCGATTTGGGCGAATCTTGATGCCAACGGAACAAACGCATCATCCAAACTCCGACAATCTTTTGCACCAGGCAACATCACCAAGTCACCGACATCCATCAACACAATCTTGTTGGCTGAGGATTATTGGGAGTTCATTGAATACGGAAGGAAGCCAACACGAGGAGGACATATTGAAGGCACTCCTTACTTGTGGCAATCGTTAAAAACTTGGATCAGTCAAAAGGGTATCAAACCGGCTGAAGGTCAAACATACGATTCACTTGCCAAAGCCATTGCTAAGAAGATTCACCGCAGCGGAACAAAGCCACAACCATTCCTTGAGAAGGCATTCACCGAAAGCATTCAGATGGAATTGGTCAACGAGTTGAACGCAAGATTTGGGGATTTGATATTTAGTGAGGACATAAAAATCTAACTAAAAGGAAAATATATTTGCATTACTGATTTATTTATTTTACTTTTGCTCTCGTTATGGATTACACGAAAGCAATTGAAATCATCAAACTGAAACGCAGACAAGGTCTTTATCAGATTGTCGCAAGAAAAACGGGAGTATCACTTCCAACTGTCAGAAAGTATTTAGTGGAGGGAAACATCGTTTCTCCCAAAGCCAAAGCCGTCATTGAGATTGCATTGAGGGAGGTTTCCAATGATTGAGTTGGCAATTAACGGATGGATTCTTTCCGTTCCTGGTATCGTGCAGGTAGAGAAATACATCTACACGATTGAAGCCGTTGATCATTGGTTAATCAAAAACCACATTGATGAGCTTCAAGAATATGTCAACTCACGAGAAGTGGGATTCGGTGATTGCGTGACTAAGGAATTTGATGGCATTAATTCTGAGGCATTCTTCAACAACGAAGTGGACAAGTTCACTGTACTTTTTATGCTCGGACAACAAACAAACTTTTTATAAAAACTCTATGAACAAATCAGAATCAATCAAGAACATTGCCGGTGCGTTGGTAAACTTCCAAGCAACGGTGAGCAAGGTCGGAAAGGAATCAAGCAATCCTTTCTTCAAATCCAAGTACGCAAGTTTAGCGAACATACTGGATACCATCCAAAAGCCATTGAGCGA